GATTCAAGATGCGGGTGGTTTTACCAATACTGCAGACGTAAACTTTAAGTTTTTGCCATGCCTAGTTTCAGGGCTGGCTTATTATGTTTCAATGAAAAAAGCCCCTGATCGTATGGTTCTTCTTAAGCAAATCTACGAAGAGGATTTTAAACGGATTTCTGAGTTTGACAGGGATAGTGCTAGTTATTATGCTGTTCCTGATACACGTCTAAACTACTAAAATGGCTTATGCACAAGGAAGACTTGCCTGGGGTGCCTGTGATCGTTGCGGACAACGATTCTTCCTTAACGCCTTGCGAAAAGAGTGGCAAGGACTTAAAACATGCCAATATTGCTATGAATCAAAGCATCCTCAGTTGGAGCCACGCCGTAATGTCTCAGATGCTATTGCATTGCAAGAACCTCGCCCAATTCCTGACGATACGTTTAACGTATACATTGGGGTTATTGGAGACAGCGCTATCGGGTCTAACGGCATGGTTCCTGTACCTATTTCTAATCCGACCATTGCAGTAACTTATGCGGGCAACATGAAAGCAACGGGATTATGAACTACTTAGAACTAAAACAAGCAATCAAGGATTACACCGAAAACTTTGAACAGACGTTTGACGACAATATCCCTGTTTTTGTAAAGCAAGCAGAAAAGCGCATATATAACACCGTTCAGTTTCCTTCCTTACGCAAGAACGTTACAGGTAACTTAACTTCTGGTAATAAGTATTTATCTACTCCTGGTGACTTCTTGTCTGTTTATTCTTTGGCTATCGTAGTTAGCGGGGAGTACTACTATCTGATTAACAAAGACGTGAACTATATTCGGGAAGCCTACCCAAACCCTAGTACTACTGGTATTCCCAAGGTTTACGCTATTTTTGGGTCACAGCTTACTTTCCCAAACGAGCTTAGCTTAATTCTTGGACCTACTCCAAATAGTGGCTATTTGGCTGAGCTGCACTATTTCTTCTACCCACAGTCGATTGTGGATGCTGGCACTTCTTGGCTGGGCGACAATTTTGATCCCGTGCTACTTTATGGTGCCTTACGTGAAGCCTATCTATTTATGAAAGGCGAGCCTGACCTGATTGCTAACGTTGAGCAAAAATACAACGAAGCTCTTGCACAAGCTAAACGCCTTGGCGATGGCCTTGAGCGTCAGGATGCTTACCGCTCTGGCCAAGTTAGGGTTCCGGTGACCTAGAATGCTGACACAAACCCTAACCACCTCGTTTAAGCGGGAAATCCTAGAAGGCGTCCATAATTTTTTGACGGACACTTTTAAGATTGCGCTTTACACTTCTTCCGCTACTTTAGGGCCTAATACGCTTGTTTATACGGCTTTAGGAGAAGTTACCCCTCAAGGCACCTATGCTGCTGGAGGGCAGGTTTTAACAGGCACTATCCTGAGCACAGGAAGTGGAATCGCTTACGTGACTTTTAATAACTTAACCTGGACCAGTGTTACCTTTACTGCTCGAGGAGCCCTGATATACAATAGCAGTAAAGGCAATAAATCAGTTGCCGTATACAATTTTGGTACGGATCAGACTGCGGGAGCACTAGATGTATTTAACATTACAATGCCCCCAAATACCGCAAACGAAGCAATTATTCGCATTCTTTAAGGAGCTAAAAATGCAAGTTGAAAAATTAAGCGTTGAGGACAAGGTTTCTAGCACCTTAACCAAGGCGATGAAATCTGGTGATTCTGCCCGTGCTACGGGTAAATATAAGATTGAGTGTGTAGACGCTCAAGGTAATGTTAAGTGGGTATTAGAGCCTTCTAACTTGGTTGTAAACCAAGGTTTACAGGACATGAACACTAAATACTTCAGTGGCGTAACTTACACCGCTGCTTGGTTTATTGGCTTGTACGGCGCTGCTGCGTCTAATAACCCAGTTGCTGGCGATACCGCAGCAGTCCATGCTGGCTTTACCGAAATTGTTCCTTACAGCAACGCTACCCGCCCTGCTTGCACCTTTGGCACAGCGACTACGGCTGACCCTTCTGTTATTAGTAATTCTGCTTCTCCAGCAGCGTTTAGCATTAACGCTACAGCGACTGTAGGTGGTGCGTTTTTAATTAGTAACAACACCAAGGGTGGCTTTACTGGCGTGTTGTTTTCAGCTTCTGACTTTGCAGCGCCTGGTGATCGTACCGTGGCTTCTGGTGATACCCTTAATGTTACATATACATTTAGTTTAGACGCATAAGGACACAAATATGTTTAAAAAAGGCGAAATTGTAAAAGTTAAGGCCGTGGTCCCAGAAGGTCCAGTAATTGCCCTGCGCATGTCTGAAGAGGGCATAGTGTCTTACTTAATTGAGTGGAATGACGGGGAAACAACCCAACAGCGTTGGTTTGAGCAAGATCAGCTCGTAGCGGGCTAAATATGCCAGACGGCGGCTGGAGCTCAGGCACCTGGGGCGAAGCCGGATGGGGCATGTCGGTATATTACCGAGATGCCAATGAAACAGCCATTGGGTCAGACGCCGTTTCTTCAGCACAGGTTTTTATAAGTGCTGTTGAGGATACTGCTGCGGGCACAGACTCCGTTTCTTCAGCACAGGTTTTCGAAACCTCGGTTTCTGAGGCTGCAGTAACTTCCGAAACAATTAGTGCATCGCAGATTTTTGAAACTGCAGTAAGCGAAACCGTAGCCGGAACAGATCAAATTGTTGCAGTGCAAACATTTGAGACCGCAGTAAATGAAGCTTCTACGGCTTCTGAAAACCAATTTGTAGCAGGAAGTACCTTTAATAGTGACTTTAGTGACACTTCTGTTGGTTCTGATGCCGTTTCGGCCCAGCAGTCTCTTAATATTGAAGTTAACGAAACTTCGACTGTAACGGATGCTGTAAGCTCTATTCAAGACTTTATAGCCAGCGTTAGTGAAACCAGTAGTGCTACCGCAACATTTGCCGCAAACCAAGACTTTGTGACCGCCGTTTCTGAGAGTTCTGCTGGAACTGATAGCATTTCTTCTGTTCCTACCTATTTAGCCCAAATTGCAGAAAATGCCGTTGGAACAGACGAAGTAGATGGTTCTTTTGCTTATTTTGCAGCCGTTAGCGAGTCAGGGCAGGCTACCGACCTAACAGAAGCCTTACAGAACCTAGTTGCCTCGATTAATGAGTCGGCTGTTGGGACGGATACTACAGATGCTTCTGGAAGCGTTTTATTGGTAGGGGTCAATGAATCTGGGCAAGTTCAGGCGATTATTTCTGTTGCCTCTAGTATTTTTAACACCTCTATAATAGAATCACTAGTAGCAACAGATTCAGTAACTGCAAGATTATTGTGGGAACCAATCGATGACGACCAGACAATTAGTTGGGCTAACGTGAATAGCGACCAATCCTCATCTTGGGTACAGGTAGATGACTCACAAAGCCCTGCTTGGACTGATATAACGACTGTATAAGGATTAACTATGCCATCCACCTTTTCACCGCTAAAAATAGAGCTTATTGCTACTGGCGAGCAGTCTGGAACATGGGGTAATACTACCAATACCAACCTTGGTACGGCTATTGAAGAGGCTATTACAGGTTCTGCAGACGTAGCTTTTTCTAGTGCGGATGTTACAGTTACACTAACGGACACAAACGCAGCCCAAACAGCCCGCAATCTACGGCTTAATTTAACGGGTACTTCTGGTGGGGCAAGACAGCTAATCCTTGGTTCTGGATGCCAGATCGAAAAACTGTATCTCATTAACAACGGATTAGCAGACGCAGTAACAGTCAAAAACACCACAGGTACAGGTATTGCCGTCCCTGCTGGTAAATCCATGTTTGTATACAACAATGGCACAAACGTTGTTGACGCTACTACTCACCTTAGCTCACTTACCCTGACTACAGCGTTGCCTGCTGCTTCAGGCGGTACGGGGCAGTCAAGCTACACCGCAGGAGATTTGTTGTATGCCACGGGCACAACGGCTCTTAGCAAGTTAGGGATTGGCTCAAGTGGCCAAGCCTTGGTTGTAAGCGGAGGAACCCTAGCCTGGGGAGCTCCAGCAGGTACTACAACAAACTCATTAACAATTACCACTACCGGTGGCGCAGCAGCTCCTGTAACATTTAATGGAAGTGCTGCAAGAACAATTGATTACAGTACGGTTGGTGCAGACCAAGCGGGAACGGCTGTAGCACTAGCAATCGCATTAGGATAAGGAAAAACCATGCCAAATACATTTACCTCGTATGTCAACAAAGACGTTGGAACGTCTGCTGCCACAGTTGTGACGGTTGGCGCTTCAACACAAACTACCGTTATTGGTATGTCCGTAGCTAACACAACATCTAGCCCAATCACAGTAAATGCTTATATTACCCGTTCAGGTGTTGATTATTACTTGATTGAGACGGCAACCGTGCCAGTAGGCAGTTCGCTTGTCATCGTGGGAGGCGACCAAAAGGTTGTGTTGATTACCAGTGATGCTCTGAAGGTTGTTTCTTCGGCTGCTTCATCAGCGGACGTAGTAACTTCAGTACTTAACATTACCTAAGAGGTAGATA